TTGGAACTCGAGTGCTGGAGGAACAACTAACTGCTCGGCTTTGAGACGAATACGCTTACCGTTGTTGTCGATAGCGCCACGGATTTGAATCAAAATCTGTTCAACAGAAGTTTGGCTCAAAGAAGCAGCTGTAGACAATTGGTTGCTGTAGGTTAGACCGTTAGCAACTGGGTGAGCTGTATTAATCAAGGTTACGCCGTCGCCGCCTACATAGCCAGCTGTGAACGCAAAGTTCAACAAGTTAGCACAGAGGGTTTCCTTAGTTTCAATCATAGACTGAGCTAAGTGTTTAGCGAAGGTAGAACCGATACGAATGTGATCACCGTCTTCCATCAAAACTTTGGTCAAGGCATATGCCAAGCCATAGATTTGGTAGATGAAACGGGTGATGTACAATGTACCACCTTGATCGTAACTGACAGGAGTGCCGTCAGGCATTGCAGGTGCAGCATTCATACCGAAGAGCATTACTTCTTCATGGTAGTTACGTGGGATACCTTGGATCTGCTCAACAAAGCCTTTCCATTCGTCTGCACGTTGCTCATAAACACCATCAAAGACTTCGTTGATAATCGGTTCGACTACCGCACGAAAGTCCGTACTACGCATTGGGGTTGCCATAGCTTATTACCTTTCTTTCGTTGTTAATTAAACCGAGATCGACGGAGCGACCAATTGGCTGTTAGCAATCTGAACTTGAACGATGGTGTATGTATCACCCCATGCGTTTAGTTCGCCCGTTGGGTAAGCTACTTCACGACCCAAACCAACAACCTTAACTTGACCTTGTTGGCCGAGTGATACTGCAGTTGGATTCAGAGCACAAGTAGAAAAGCCAGCACCACCGGAAACACCGATAGTTTGACCATACTTAGGGCTGTAGCCAACAGAGCTAGAGAAGTTGTAGTCACGGCCAATAGTAGCTTGTGTCATTGAGCCAGTAGCTTGGATTTCATAAACCAATTGTGGATCTGAGAAGAGCCAGAAAATGATTTGTGTAGAAGCATCAAGTGCCTCTTTAGAGATCCATTTTGCAACAGAGCGACGACCTTGTGAATCGGTGAATTCAACACCGTCAAAAGAGCCGATCAAACGATCGCTAGTGGATGAAGCATAGGTCAAAGCGCCTGTGCCATCTGGAACTACTGCTACTGGTTGATACTGGTAAAATGCTTCACCAGCGCTCAAGCTATAAGCAGGAGAAAAGTTGGCTGTTCCAGTGATATAGGAGTTCGTACCTGCGAAAGGTGTTGAACGATCCAAACCACTTGGATGGAACGAAGGCTTCAGACCAAAGGGTTTTAATGTTGTGGACATTAGTTTAATTCCTTTGTTATTTTGAAGAATGTTATTGGAAACGAATATTATTGTTATTCGCTTTTGCGGTTTCCTTTTCCATTTCCAGAAGACCACCTTCCAAGACCGAACGTCCGCCCTTATTACCCTGTGCAGTATCACGAACTTGAGCCGTAATATTGCGCTGGTGCTCGAGGGGATCCTCGAGATGGAGCATACGCATCACTTCTTGGTAAATGTCCTCTGGTAACTTAAAGAGAACCATTTCATTACAACTAACACAGCCTTCAAACTTGCCCGAGCTCATCTTACCTAGTCCTTCAAAGCCTTTTCCTAATTCTCCGGCTTTAACTGGCTCATAACCCAATGCCATACGTTTGTCGATACTGTCGTAAGTATTGGTCGTTGATAACCAACACAAGTGCATCCCAGGAATAATACCCCCAGGAATATCGGGCAACGCACTATTTGCCCACTTGTCTCTAAACGCATCAAGGCGTTCACGACGTGATTTGTCATCTTCGCTCACAGTAGAGCGTTCTTTTACTTCTTGTGCTCTGTCGATCAGTCGATCGTCTAAGTCACGTTTAATTCTTGCGTTTGCCATTTTAATTTATCCTTATCGGTTGTCTTTGTCGTATTGTGCATAAGCTTTAATCGCTTTACTTCTGGCTGCGGGATCATCCCACTTACCAGCGTCTTTGATAGCTTGTACACGCTCACGACTCAAAGTAATTGTTGTTGATGCCTTACCATTTGGGTTTGCGGTTCTACTTGATGCCGTAGGACCAGCCCGTTTGATAGGCGTATTACTTTTTGCTGCATACCGATGAGGTAAACGAGCAGATAAGCGGTTATCCAATTCATCCCAATACTCTGGGTCGGCTGGATCCCAACCTTCTGCGGCTAAATCTTGGTCGATTACTTTTGCAATACGACTATCTGTGTCTCTTGCATTAGGATCATACCATTTGTTACTCTTTAACCAAGCTGTTGCGTTACGCTGAACCTCAGTAGAGATTTCATTTGGAACATTTTGCTTGGGTTGTTTAGCTTCGTCCAACTGTTGCTTTTTGTAAGCTTGGATTTGAGCTAGTTTGTTCTTTGCATCTTGAAGCTGTTCTAAATACTCAACTTGAGCATTAGCGTCGTTTGCTTGTGCAGCTTGCACCAACTTCATCTTAGCGTATTCAACACGAGTTGCCTCGTCTTCCAACGCTTTGTCCACTTGAGCAAATTTGTATGATGCCGCTGTTGACTCTACTGCAGCCAAACGACGGGCTAAATCTTCATTACGCTTCTCGAGTGCACTGATCTTGTGCTTTGCTGTTAAGTCACGCTGTTTAGCGAGCTCTTTTTTGAGTTTTCGCTCTTCACGACGTGCTTCACGAATTTTCTCACGATCTTCATCTGTCTCATCATCTTGATGATCGTCAGAATCCTCTACTTGGACTTCAACATCTTCGTCATCATGATCATCATCTGACTCGTTGTCTTTTTCCGCTTTTTTGGTTTCTTTCTCTTCCTCTGGAAAATGATCTGTATCATGTTCCATAGCAACTAAAGCACTACCATCTTCCTGTTCTTTTACAGGGATATCTTTTTCATTATCTGCCATAATTTATCCAAATTAATCTACAAAGGATTTCATTTTTTGCGCATATTCAAACGACTCAATGCGAGAAATGATTTCACGGGCTTGCAGTGTAATAAATACCACTGGACCACCATCATCACCAGGATCTACAACAAAACGATCGCCACCGTATTTAATCGTCCTTACCAAGTCACCTTCTTTGCACCAAGGACCTTCAATCCAAGGCTCTAGTGTTTCTGGTGATCTGTATGCTAAAGGACCTACTTGTACGACTTTAGCCACTGTTTCATTAAATTTCAAGGTTTGTTGAGTTTCCTCAACTAAAATGATGCCACCTTTGCTTTTTACTTTTTGTCTGCGTAACTGGACTAAAACTCGATCTCCAGCAACTTCGACACCAGGTTCTATAAAAGGAAAACATTCTTCCTCGCTACGAAGATCTGGTTCTTCGTTACTTCTGACATCTATTGCCATTCGGCTATGCTCCTTAAACCATACGGTTTAGTTTTCTTCGTCATCCTCCGTCAAGAGGTCTTCTATAATCGCTAGAGCTTGTTGTAAACCCTCACGAGTACCCAATATTCTTTGATAAGAATCAAAGTTATGGATGTTGGAGCCAGAGGCTAGTGCCTCGGCTGTAATATTGTCAGCATCTTTCAGACGCTTAATAATTGATGAAATTAGGTCTCCCATATAACTACTTATGCAATATGGAAGATATTTCCGCCCTAATTAATAGAAATTTCCGCCGCCAATATCTTTGAGGTTTTTACCTGGACCGATTTTGCCTGCATTTCTGAGCTTGGATTGTGCAGCACCGATTTTCCAGTTGTTGTTACGGCTGGAGCCAGAGGGACCATTGTCTATTTTAGCGTCTGGGCCACCGCCAGAAGATAGATTGCCTGTTTCTTGGTATGTTTGACGAAAGCCTTTTAAATTATTATCGGCCATTAGTTTCTCCTTGTGGGGGTGTTGGGGGTTGTATTGCTGCTTGTTGTTGCTGTTGTGCTAATGCTTGCTGATGTGCTTGATCATTTTGCATTAGCTGTTGTTGGTGTTGCTGTTGTGCCAAAGCGGCTTGTTTTTCAGCATCAATCTGTGTTGCCACTTGATTTGCTTGAGCTTGGAACTGCTGTTGTTCTACAGCAATACCATGCTGGCGAATATCCATTTCAGCCGCTTTAGTTGCTTCAAATGCTGCTAAATCTTGCTCGTGCTGGAGCATCATTGATTGCTGATCCATCTGAGCACCAGCGTTAATCATGGCAACACGCTCTTTTGCTGCGTTGTTAATGTTTGCCAATGCAATGGTGGTTGCGTTCTGTTGACTATCCAAGTGAGTCTGAGTGCTATACTTGGTTTGCAACTCTTGAACTTTTTGTTGTAGCTCTGCCACTTTGATCTGAAACTCTTGCTGAGATTTTTGCATTTCTGCTTGCATCTTAGCTTGTGACTCTTGCGCTTTACGCTGAGTCTCAGCCATCTGAGTCTTCATAATGACTTGAGCAGTTGGATCAGCCTCGGCAGCTTGTTGTAATTGAGCTTGACGAGCTTGCTGAACTTTCTGTGCGATTTGCTGGATAGCTGGAGCGATTGGTTGGAATGCCACTTGACCATCTTGGGCAACCATCTGGCATGCAATAGCCAAAGCTTGCTCGCTAGTTTTGTCAAGAGGACGCTCTTCGTTCAACTTAAATACATCTTTACCATCACCAGACGCTTGACCAACATAGTCACGCATGGACTGCAAGTAGTGCAGTGTGATGTGTTGTTTTAAATGCTCGAGTAAATGTGGTGCGTATGCTGGTCCAATGATTGGGCTGCCACCATAGTTAGGATCCATAGCAAAGGTCAAATGCACCTTGATATGAGCCAAGTGATCTTGATCTGGGTATGCAGCAGCTGCTCTTCCCATAGCCATTGAGACGTTCTCAAGTGCCGGGTTAGATTCTTTTACGCCATCTGGGTTTGGCAAAATATCTTCAATGTTAGGGATCTTCATTTGCTTGAGCACACGCAAGTGGGCTTGACGCAAATCATAAAGCTGGGGTGCTGAAGAAGCTAACTGCAAAATTGCTTGTGCTTGAGCCAGACGCTGGGTTTCAGAGAAGATATTAGGATCGGATACGGGACGCACATCGTTGTTGGATGCAAAGTCACGAATTTCAATCTCTTCGCCAGATTGGTTGTCCATCTCTTCCAAGTACCAATGATTGATACGAGAAAGAATTTGTAATGATTTAGCTTGGCTACGATGTAAGCGTGCATGAATGCTGGAGAATACTTTAGCACCTTGCTCAATCAGAGCTTGAGTAGTACCCACTGGCATGTTGCTATTTGCATCAGCAATTTTTTCTTCGGATGTAGTTACTACACCTTTAGCTGCATCAGTTAACCATCCAAGTAAATTAAACAATACGTTGGATGGAGCATTGAAGGGCATTGGCATGGCGATTTTTCTGACATCGTCAACACCAGGTGCACCTTCAATTTCCATTACTTGAGTGGGCTCAATCCTGTCACTCTGTCCACCAATTCGTCCACCTTTGAGCTTAAGCATCGTCTGACTGTTGCTGATATGAGCAGAGTCCATAAGAGCGCGTAAAGCGCCAGTAAGAGCAGCAGATAGCCCACCAATAAGATGGGGAAGGCCAATGGCATAAGCACCACGCCAAGGAATAAACTTAAATTCGACGTACCAATCCAGTTTTTCAAGCTTATCATCACCATAGCACCAATTTCTATATAACGCCAGCACTTCACCGCTGGATTCGTCAATTGTTAAAATATATGGAGCGCGGCGACCGTCTGTTTCATTATCATCTTCTAAACGCAAAAAGCAAGTGATTTCATAAACGCGGCGTACGCCATCCACGTTTTTCTCGGGCTTTTGTTTGCCCTCAATTTTGTTGTTCGCTTTTTGCGAACGGGTCATCTCTTCTGGACCAAGGTCAGAAATATAATTACTATCGATATCACGATAGACACCTTGGTCAACTCGTTGCTCAAACACATCTTGCGTGATGTCTTGAACTTCTGTTACACGAGCTGAAGTATAAAAATTAGTTGTTGAGTATGGGAGTAGAACATTATCAATTGGAATCCACTCTGTCATTGGACGGCGTTGTTCGCTGTCATAACGCCACTTCAGATATTGCGATCCACCCAACGGTAACTGAGTTAAACAAATCTCCATTTCATCACGATACTCTGGAATTTGTTCTGTTAACTGCCAGTTAAGAAAGTTTACTTTGCGATCGGCTGTTTCTTGGCGTTGCTTGTCTGGTTCGCCTTTGATATACGATCTGACAAGCCCGTCAGCTGGGAGAAGCTCCCGTGCAGCTGATGCTGCAAAGTCAACGCAACTCTCCGCCATGACAGGATGTACCACCTTAGAAGCCCCATCAAATGTTGCTCCACCGGGTGCATCTTTTCCAAGACCCGTTCTACGAAGTCCTTCTTCATATTGTTTATCTCTTTCTTCTCTAGCTTGACGATCAACATCAATTAGCTCAAGGTACTCGGTTGCTAGATTTTGCAACACATCTTCGTCCATGCTTTCTGCCAAGTTCGCATAGAACTCTGGGTTTTGCATTGGACCTTCAGTGGGTGTGTAGTTGACAATTACTGAACCATCATCAAGCTCAATAACTTCTTCGTCTAAATTTTTAGAGTCACCTTCTAAACCAAGAGCGTCTTCATACGCCTCGATTTCTTTTTCACTCATCTCCGTTTGTTCAATATCTTCATCCCGTTCAATGGATGCTAGATTGGAACCTGCTTGGATTGGTAACTGTGGTGCGGCCATTAATTAATTTCCAGAAAGGTGTTTTTGTATGAGCAGTCTGCTCATATCGTAAAAAGGGGTTGTTGAACCGCCGGTTGAAAAACCAGTTGGGTTACCCATTGTATCAACATTGGGCATATAATTATTTGTATCTTGCGGTGCGTCTAATGTGCTGATAGGAGTAGGGGGTGGTGGCACAGGATTATTATACGCATCTTGAAGTAAATTTACAAGCGGTGCATTTTTTGGATGATTCACATATTGCAAATTAGCTTTCATACCAGCTAAATATTCGGGGCTAGTTTGTTTGTCTACACTAACGCCAGATCCAAACCAATGATTGTAAGGATCACCACCTTTTATTTTTGCTTTTTGATGGGCATCATAAATTGCTGGTCCAAATCCAGCGGCAATTGGATCATATCCTTCTTTTACTAAATTTCTATAAATCTCTAAAGACTTGGGGTTACGATAATCAAACTCATTAAATCCAAAATCTTCTCTACCTTCTTTAAACAAAGAAGCGGCTAATTGGGGAATAGAAAACTGGGGAACCCCATATTTTTCCCCTGCTCGCATTACACTAACCCAATTTTTTATTTTGTTAGCGTCTCTATTACTAGCAATTGTTTCCAAACCTTCTTTAGTTGTATTTTTAGGAACAGTGCCTCTTCGATAATATTCTACTGGTTGATGATCTTGAAAATAGTAAAATTCTGGTGCTCCATGATATTTTGGCATTTGCACATCAGATGGCAAATCCGCTGGCGGTTTTTTTTCTTTTAAACCCGTTATAAAAGGCGATATGCTTCCCAACGCTGGCGGTTGTCCACCCGCTTGCATGTGCGGAATGCCAGCTTGCTCGTACAGCATTTCAAGAGGGGATTTGATCAATGGAGAGCTCATGTCTATTACTACTTATGCAAATAGGAGCACTATTCCGCCCTATTGTGCGTATGGATTGTAGCGTTTCTTAGCCAACTCATCGTCCCGATAAGCAAAATCCCTAGAGGGCAGTGGATCTAAGTGAATCCAACCAGAGTCTCGTAACACTCGCAACGCTTGGGATAGAGAATCCACATAGTCATCATGACCACCGGCTTCTGGGAAGGAACACACTTGGCGGATAAACCGTTTTGCCCATTGGGACACCTCGTTTTTAATTTCGGGATCTTCGGGAATAAACACTCTACCTTTGGCGATTAGCGGAGCCACGATGTTGACCCGTTGCACTTTATCCGCTTTGCCCGGATTGTAGCCCCGTACGGGCACATAGGCGCCTTGGAGCTCTTGGATGAGGGAGATACCAGCGGACTTGTCTTCCATCAGTATGAGGTCGGCTTTACGCCCTTTAGCAAAGTCATTATCGCTGCCGTATACCACTTCCTTGTAGTCGTTGATGACTTTCCTACGCAGCTCGGGGTATGACATATGCTCGTCCCATGCATCAAGCAAGATGATGCTGGTGCCAGCGTCTTCCTTTTCAAAGATGCCCCATACCGTACAAGCGGTCGGATCGTTGGTGGTTTTCTCTGAGGTTGCTGGATCGTATGAGGCAATCACATACTCAAGCTTGGGTGTTGGCTTGTCAGCTGGCCAGAGTTTGAACCATTTGCGTTTGATAATGCCAGCGTCTTCGGGGTCAAGGATCGCACCGTAAATCTCTTGCTTACCAAGATCGGTGCCTTCGTATGTTTCCAGTGCTTTAAAGAAGGACGAGGAGAGGTTTGCTCGGTTGTCATAAGACGAGGCGTTGACCACATAGACATCACCCCCTACCTTGCCCTCGTTAAGATCTACAATCAGCTCTCTTGGCTTTGGTGTGGTGGTAACAATCTGCTGTACACGAGGAAAGCGAGGATCACGCAAACGCAAGGTAAACTGTGCTTGATCCCATGCGTCATCTAGGTAATCAAATGCGGCAAGCTCGTCAAACCACGCACCATGGTACTGCTTACCACGATAACGCTCTGGTTCGGTGCCAGGAATGCCTTGGATAATTGATCCGTTTTTTAGATGGATCTCAAACAACGATTTGTTGTAGGTGTCAATCAAGGACGGCGGGATGATATTCAGAAGACCAGAGTCACCCTCAAAACAAGTCGCCCGTATGTCGGAAGAAGTTGGTGCTGTAACAAGCCAGCGCGTTCCATTGTAAAGAGCTGCACGCTGTCCAATCCAATTAGACGCTGTGTAAGTCTTACCTGCGCCACGACCAGCAAGCATAAGCATGGTATCATAATCGCCGTCTTCTGGTTCTCGTTGATGATCAAGAGCGGTGAGCTCCCAACGCACTCGCCAAAGGGCAAGATCTAGTTCTTGTTTTGGCCAGTGTTTGTTTTGTGCTGCAAAAAGAGCAAGAAGCTTTTCTTGCTGTGTGTTTAATGCCATATTGGTAAAAATCCTTGTCCTACGACAAATGGTTGAGCCGTATTGATGTGAATACAGCTCAGAATTTGAGCCGTATTGACGGCGGTAATCATTCTTCGACCAGCATTTTTCAAATTGGGCACAATTTCTTGCTCTTTGGTCAGTAAAATGTTAGTTTTAAAGCGTAATTTGTGAGTAATGCTGTGATCGCGCGAAAAAACTTGGGTTTTCATGCCTAGCGATTCACAAATTCCTTGAATCATAATTAAAAATCGTAAATCTGTGCTGTAAATTTCAAACTCTTTGCGCTTTTTGTTGTAGGCATTGGGTCTTAGCGCCAAAAATCCTTGCAACAACTCCACTCTTTGCTCGATTGCCCCAAAACAATACTCTGGTGGCAACACTTTAGGCACCGTAGGGTACTTGGTGATGAACGAATGGTTGATGGATGGTCGAATTTCTATGGTGTTACCCGATTCCTCCACATAATTCCAACCATACGAGCGGATTTTCTTTTTAATAAACTCAATGTTCTCTGGTCGCAGACTAAACCGACCTCGCATATTGCGTTTAGTCATCCACATTCCCACAATAAAGGGCGGTACTGGATGATCTTCCCACAAAAACTGAATAGGGGCGGTGTTATTAATCGAGAATATTCGATCACCCCTATCCGTAGTTAATCCAATATCAAGGAGTTCTTCTGGGCTGGCAAACTTTTGAACTGAACGCTTTCTTCGTTTGGCTTGATACTGATTTTCTACCCATCGTCTGTTAATATCACTAACAGGGAAACGAGTATGATTATCAACCAAGACAGATACTCCGTCGTTTAATAATACCTCATAACAAGTTGTCGGTACATATTCATGAGTACCGACAATCTGTATTGGTAATCCCTTGGAAGAAAATACATAGTCACCTTTTTTTAAATGCTTTGCTAATGTCCATCCCCCAGGTATTGGCACTGGGGTATTACTTGCTATGGCCATTACAAACCCAATAATCTAACCATTCATTCATCGGGGTTCTTAATTGGTTGGCAATATTATCGGGAAGCTTTCTGACATCCAAATAATTATTTACAGATAACCGATATTTAAAATAAGCAAGAAGTTCGGGTTTGAATATATCAGCTGGCACATCAACCAATTCTAAAAGATCAGCAGTACAAACCGCTACTCTAAACCCACCGACTTCTTTATTGGGCTTTTCTAATACACCTTTGATTTGGTAGACATAATTTTTACACACGATTTTCTTTCAGTCGTTCACGCTTGCCTCTTGTCATACGAATGGGTTTCCCATCCTGCCGCCGTTTTTTGTGCTTAGTAAACCGATCCCTATTTTCCGCTGCTTTAAACGCTTCGGGACTTAACCATTGCTCGTACTTGTAGCCACTGCTACTGACTTTGGTTCTATAGTTAAAGAACCGATAGCCGTCTTCACGCTCATCGCCATATTTGAAGGGTGCGTTTGTGATTGGATTTAATCTCTTCATACAACTACTTATGCAAATACTATATCAAAAGCGCCCTACAAATATGTTTTGATATAGAAGGAGGCAGGGTATCCACGGTCTTATTACTATATCAACGCTATCCTGTCACCCTACGAGCCTTATACCACGGGGGCTATCCACAGTATCCATAGTATCCACGGTCAAAACACACTTAGGGGGGTATATGTGTTTCTCTATTTTATTAAAAAATAAAAAAATAAAGAAATACTATGGATACCCTGTCTTATTACTATATCAACTATATACCATAAGGGCTGGCGGGTCGTTTTGGAGACACCATGCGTTTTTGTACCCTGTCACCTTAATACTATATCAAACACACTTTATTTATATAAAACAAAAACTTATGAGCGTTTTTAGGAGACAGGATGCACTTTTTGTATCCTGTCTTATTACTATATCAACAGTCTGATATGTATAAAAAATACAAAAAAATATACACATTTTGGAAAAGCGCATAGGAAAGTAGGTCGAGCTTGAGCTTGGTATGAGCCTCCCCCGGCCGCAGTCACTGGAATCCTATTTGGGTGGTGTGGTAAAAAAACAACACCCCGCTGCACCAACTTGGTGCATTGGCGACACATCAGCGCACCAATGTGGTGCATAGCGAAGTAAGCACTCACTCACTTCCCGGCCGCACCAACTTGGTGCATTGTCATGTTGCATCGCACCAAGTTAGTAGATGCTCACATTGCCAGCGCACCAATGTGGTGCAGCCTGGAAGTGAGTGCTCACTCACATTGCCAGCGCACCAGTTTGGTGCATCAGGTTAGTGCATACTAACAGCGCACCAGTTTGGTGCAGTATGCGTGCGTGAGAGAGCGGTAGGGTTTACCCTTAGTGGTATACCCTAACCACCATGTACCCGTTGTATTAATACAACACACAGGGTATGTACCTATTGACACGCAAGTGTTGTAAATACGCAACACCTGGCCTAGGGTAAACCCTAACCCTCAGATCTGCTCCAGTTAAGCGATCGCATACCCTCCAATACACTTAGATCAACTTGTATTAAATCGTCTAAAAACCCGCTTAAAACCCTTCCAAATCGATTGCCTATTTTTTAGGCATCCCGGCCAGGGTAAACCCTATTAGGGTTTTTAGTTTACTAATTTATTGCACAATCTTTTAAAATTGTAGTATTAGGTAAGCAATATCCTAATTAACTAAACAATTGGAGGATGTATGCAACAAAAGCAATTAATTAAAACCATTAAACAAGCAATGGAAATTATTGGAGGGTTATCCGCTCCAAGCAAAATGCCATGTTCTAGTTATTCAATATCCGCAAAGCGTTGCAATACTGGATCAAAGCTTGCAAAAATAGAGGGTACAGTTTGCCATAACTGTTATGCATTAAAAGGCAATTATGTACGCTATGCCAAAACAATAGATACCGCTCATGAGAGAAGATATCAAGCTTTATCTAATCCACAATGGATAGAGGCAATGGCATTTATTATTAATAAACAAGCAATGCAATATTTTAGGTGGCATGATAGTGGAGATATCCAGTCATTCCAACATTTACTTAATATTGTGAGCGTTGCGGATAAATGCCCTAATACAAAATTTTGGATACCAACAAAAGAGAGTAACCTAGTTAAGCAATATCTAGATACTTTTGGAAATTTTCCTAATAATTTAATTGTGAGAGTATCCGCAACAAAACGGGATAGTAACCCTCCAAAATTTCAGTTTACTTCTACAGTGCATTTAGCTAATAATGCAATTGGCACAGAATGCCCTAGTTATAAACAAGGCGGAAAATGCTTAGATTGTCGCAATTGTTGGAATAAATCTATTCCTAATATTTCCTATAAATACCATTAATTGGAGGGTTTTAAAATGCATGGTTATCAATTCATTCTAGACGGCAAAGTATATAGATTTAAACTAAAAAAGACGGCAAAAATATACGCTTACCACTATTCCAAAAATAACACTCAATTGGAGGGTTTAATTAAATCAATTACCAAAATACAATAAACTAAACCCCTAAAACAATAACCCTCCAATTGGAGGGTTTTTTATTGCCTAAAATTCTGGCCGTGGTATAAAAACAACACACAGGGTATATACCTATTGACAAGCAAAGTGTTGCAGCAAAACAACACCTGGCCTAAGGGTAAACCCTAACCCTCAGATCGCGCCATATTGAGCGATCGCATACCCTCCAATACACTTGTAAGCAAAACCACTAAAACCCGCCAAAACTCGTTTAAATCGATTTTAGAGGCATTGCCTATTATTTAAGCATAAGGCAAAAAACTATTTTTGCATTTGTTGCAGCAAAACAACACACAGGGTAATTACCTATTGACACCAGTTTGTTGTAAAAATACAACGGCCAAGCTAAGGGTAAACCCTAACGATCAGATCGCCTCTAGTTGAGCGATCGCATACCCTCCAATACACTTGTAAGCAAAACCACTAAAACCGCTCTATGATCGTTTTAAGCGTTTTTAGGGGTATAGGTTATTGAGAATTATTCTCAAATGGTATTTTTGC